ATGTTCATCGCAACGCTTGTGCCAGTGGCACTGAAGATTGCGTCAAGTGTGTCTAAATCTGTATTAAGCTTTCCACCCCAACTATCCGTCGAGGCCCCAACCTCAGGTTTCGTGAGATTTAAGTTAGTTGTAAAAGTATCTGCCATTTTATTTCCTCTAAGCTGCTTCTTGCTCGTCTAATTCTTGCCAACTTGTGCTCGGGTTATTCTGCGGTGTCCAAGTTGTACTTGGATTGCTTTGATCGGCCCAGTTCGTAGTTGGGTTGGTTTCATCTTTCCATTTTAAGCCACCAAGCGCAGAAAAACTAGATGTTTGTGCGCTAGTGCCGGAAACTGTGTACCGTATACCGCCGACTGCAGTCATTCCACTTTCTTGTGAAATTACAACTATGGCACTTAAAACTGTCTCTGCGGTAGCGCTAAATCCACTGGTTTGATCCATGCTTGCAACCGCAAGAGGTATGCGAACAGCGCTTCCTGTCATTGCTGATGTTTGGTCCATCGATGCAACGGCATCAAGTACAATGGTTGCTGCACCAGTCATGGCTGATGTTTGAGCTATAGTGGATGAGACTGGTTTGACAAGAACAACCGCACCCGTCATTGCTGAAGTTTGGTCTATGCTTGCTTGCGCTCTATCAATCTGCCTGGCTGTAGCATCAAAGCCCGAAGTTTGGGCCATTGTTGCGGATCCAAGTTTTACGACTTCGGCTGTGGCAACAACGCTGCTGGTTTGTGCAATCGTTGCGGATACTGGGTGTACTATTTTTGCAGAAGATGTAAAACCGGACGTCTGTGCGCTCGTTGCTGCAACAATAATATCTAGCTTAGCGGTTGCGTCGAGCCCGGATGTTTGTGCGATTGTGGCTGCAGCAAATTCATACTGAGGCGTACCATAGGCAGCCTTGCCGTAGTTATATAAACCATAGCCAACGCTGGCCATTAGGTTACGCCAATGTTACGTCGAGGTCACCCGCGTCGAATCTGATGACATCACCTGAAGCTACCGATTTTGATGCGGATAACGCAGCCCAAGCCATTAGGTTACCGCTTGATGATGCGTCAAAGATTCCCACATGGGTTATGGTGCCCCAAGATCCGGTTGCAGTCACAAACTCAACGGCTGCTCCATTTGTTGCTTGAGTTGGACTGGTCCCTGAAACAGTCATTGCTGCCATGCTCTTCCTGGCATAAGAACCACCAGAAACTTCTGTCCCACCACCTGTGTCAGATGGTGCTGCTGTGAATAATCCTACATATAATGTCGTTGGTGCTGTGTAAGCTGTACCACCAAACACATGATCCAACACCTTGTCTTCTAAATAATCTGTAAAACCGGCCACTGTACTATCCTCTTAAAAGTTTTGTTATTTCATGTAGTATATATTTTTCTTGGGCTTTCCGTAAGTCCTTCTTCTCTGAATAAGCGAACCTTTTGCAAATTCTGCTTTTTCTTGTGCAAGCCTTATTTCTTCTAAAGCCTTCTCAAACAATGTTGAAAACATTGCAACCCTATCATCTTCCATTAAAAAGATCGATGCATGTTTCATTGCACCATATAAATACACGTCTGAATGATCTGTTGAAACCCAGTTGCTTGTGTTCGTGTCATCCAACGCTGTTATGCGTTCAAAATATGTCAACTGCAAACTAAAACTACCAGATGGTGTTGGTGCGAGTTCCATTGCATTGTCAACAATGGAAAAATAAATTGGCTGGCCTGTGGCATTGTTAATTGATTTCCTATAAATATCGAGGCTTTCCAATGACATTTGCATCAGGGGTGAAAAATCATTTGTTGTAATTTCTACATTAATGGCTTCTAACCAATTGGTTGGAAGTGTTAGATATTGACTGTCGGCTGTCGCTTCAGCTCTTACAATCATATCTTTTGTTCTTAATCTTCTGTTTAGCTCTGCTTCTGTTGAATCAATAAATGTATCTACATTTGATGTCAAATCAGAACGGTTTAAAAAATCTGCGATTGCGGTTTTTAATTCACTGTAAGTCATATTCTGCCTTTCCAAGTTCTAAACATTTTATTGTCTGGATCGTTTAACCATTGTTTAAACTTCTTTTTATCTTCGGCCCAACCTTCTCTAAGGGCTTTTTGATATATTACCATAGGTATCTCCGCAACATGACGGAAATCCTTGCCTGGCGTTTGTTCGCTTAATACCTTGGCGTGTTCAATAACAGGCTGAACATCTTGTTTAGTATGGTAAATAAATTTATCGTCTTGAGTCGCAAACTCGTTGACGTATCCGCCGGCTTTTATTTCTACAGTAGTTTTCTTATTCATTTTGAAAATGAGGGGGCAATTTCTTACCCCCTCAAAAGCTCAACTTACGAAGTTGAAAGGTCAGCAGCTAGACCATGAGCTTTCTCGTTAGAGCACTCAAGGCCGTATTCTACGACCAGCATTTTTGTGGAAGCGTCACCTATCGTTGAAATATCGATAGTTTCAAAATCTCTAAGATAAGAAACTTTCGCGAAATCAGGATCGATGAATAGTGCAGTTCTGCCTCTACTGAAGTTAGAAGGCATAACACGCAACTCGCCGAAATCACCAGAATAAACGCTTACACTGGCTTCGATTGCATTTGCATCAATCATTTGCCTAGCAGAAGCTCGTCCAGTGAAACCAGACACAACGCTTTTTACGTGAGGTCCAACAACTAGCATAGAAGGCTCACCACCATTTGTAAAACATAGCTCTTGTACGTCTTTCAAAATAGTTTCAGTGAACGCTCTTTGTGTGCCATCAGTTGGCGCAGCGCCGTTTCCAGCTCCAGCTCCATTAGTGCCCCTAGAAACATTGGTTTCAATCCAAGTTTCAAAGCCACCTGTTTGCCTTGCTGTTGCAGCAGCACCCGCGTTTTTAGCAGTGTTACCACAAATGGTTTTCTCCATATCGCGCTTTAGGGCTTTAGCCATAATTGCGAGTTGGTGAGCCATTTCTGATTTCTTACCGGCCGCGTCTGATGCGTTTTGTGAACCAGTCACAGTTGCATCTCTGCTTGAGATTTGACATACATTACTTTCTCGAACCGTTGCTGTTGAAGCAGCTCTCGAAAGTTCAAATCCTTCCAATTGTCCCGTAGCTGACGCTGAAGGCAATGCCTCAGTCTGCCAGTCAAACTGGACGTTTTTTACATTGTTCTTACCAATTGCAGACATAACGGGTGTAGACATTGGTGAAATGTTGTAAATCAAATCACTCAAAGCCTCTCTATCCGCCGTTGCTGTATAGGTATCGAACGCATTTGTCACTTTAGCCATGACATTACTCCTTCCTAGATAACTAGGATTTAAAAGGTTAAATTATTTGTTCAAATACTTTAGCCGCATCTTGGACTTTCCCAGACTTGGCTAATTTTTGACGCGCTTTTTTGGCGGGTGATGTTGACCTTTTAACATTAGTTGTACCCGGTCTACCAACTCTAGCTTTTGCTTTTTCCTTAGGCTTACGCTTTACAGCTTTTTCAGTATTTCCATACTGCCATGCTTTGCGTAATCCAAGAACAATTCTAGGATCGATAATTCCATCGACTTCTTCAGCAGTTAGTTCCAATTCATTTATGGCAAATTCTTTAATCGCTAGTTGCTCTTTCTTAGCCACATTAGGGCTTTGCCACTCTGGGATTTTTTCAAGGAGTGTTTGCACACCTTGTTCGACTAAAACTTGTCTTTGCTTTTGTAGTTCAATCATTTGCTCTTGTTGAAGCCTTTGTTGTTCTACTTGTGAAGCTTTTAAAGTTTCTTTCTTTTTATCCCACGATTGTTTCTGTTGCACATATTCGAATGGATCATCTTTGCTTAAAGTGTCCCAGTCGGGTTCATCTCCAAGTTCGGCACTTATTGCCGACTCTAATCTTGGTAACATTTCCGCATAAATCGCGTCTTTCTGTTCCAACTCTTGCGCTTTCGTTTGCAGTTGTCTTTCTCTGTCCGCAAGCTTTTGAGTCTTCCTAGTATAATCAGCATGACGAAGATGTCCGTTCTTGAGTTCGTCGAGGGTGACTTCTTGCTCTACGCCATCAACTTTGATTTTGTAAAGCGAGGGTTCCTCAATTAACTCTTCTTCTGCATTTTCTTCATCAAATTCTTCTTCAGATTCTTCTTGAAGCTCTAGCTCTTCTTCCTCTTCCGATTCTTCAAAAACTTCTTCTTCAACTTCCTCTTCTATCTCAACATCTTGCGCTTCAAGTTGCTCTGTTTGTTCCTCAACCTCTTCAATAACTTCTTCGGTTTCTGGTTCAGGATTCAGCAAGGCCTCAAATGCAAGCGTTGTTCTTTCTTGATCGTTTTGTAAAGCAGTCGGTTTTTCCGTTGTTGCCATAATAATCTCCTACGATTGTGTTTATTTTATAATGATTTACAAGATAAAAACAATGATTAGCCTATATTTCTTATCTTGTTAATATTTGCTTTGGTGAGTTTCCCTTTCTCAACAATGATTCGCAAATGACGTTCGATCTCTGGTAAAAGCAAAATAGACTTATGTATGCTTTCTCTATGCATACCTTCTTCGGGTCCATTGCTTTGCATCCAGTGTTCTATGTATTCTTGTTTGAGATTATCTATGGCCGTCTTAAAAACATCACTTTTTAAGATTTGTTCGGCTTGATGTGATTCTAAGACTTCTTTTTCTGTCGGCATATATTATAGAAGACCAAGCGGGAGCGGTTGGTCATCGATGTAAGTTCTTTGTGGCCTTGGACTGGCGTATTGTATTGGATCGTAAACAGGCCTTGCTTCCAGCGCATCTAGTCTTGCTTGTAAACTTGTTGGATCAAATGTTTGTGGTATGTCTGACATGCCAGACCTTATTTGTTCAATTTGTGTTTGTAAACCTGTTGGGTCAAAAATTGGTTGTTGCACACCACCCATTAAACCTAATATTTCTTCATCGGTCCTTGGTGTAAATGTAGGCATATCTGCCAACAAACCTTGCCTAACATTTTCAATACTAATGCGTTCTGGTTGTGGCATTGTTTCTAATGCGGACAATCTTTGTTCAATGCCAGATAAATCTACAGTCGGCATTTCTTTAGGCTGCTCAAGTCCAGATAATATGTCCTCGATATTTCGCATATCTATTCCTTCAATTAACTCTCGCATACCTTCTGGAATAATTGGCATATCCAATTGTAAAATACCTGGAGGTATTGAAATATCAGGCGGTAGTGAATAACCTGGCGGAATAGCTGGCGGTGCTATAGGCGGAGTAATTGTTGGCGGGGTAGGCGGCACAACTGGCGGAATTGGTGGGGGTACTGGTATAGGTGTTGTTGGACCAAGACCCGCAGATGCGTTGAGATCAGCTTGTGTGTAACCACCCGGTTGATCGGGTGAATAACTGACGCCTGGCGCTATCAATTGTGATGGATCTATTCCGCCCGCAATTTCTTGTGCATAGGCTTGTCCTGACGCATACGGATTTGGCGCGATTGCGCCCGTTCCCATTCCAGGTATGTATCCGGGTATTCTTCCTATACTCATAGTAAAATTGTATCAGTTTTTCTTTGCGTTCCCAACATTAACAGCTAATAAGTTAATGAATTTCATTGCTTTTTCTAGCCAAATGTTGTCTTTTTGTGTTGGTGTAACTGCTGCAATAATTGAGCATATACTAATTACTGCTGTCACAATGCTAATAATGTATTCCATACTATACCTCTATTTTTTAATAGTTAGATTATCTATCTTGGCTTCTAAATTATCAAATCTTTGTAATAACCTTTCTATATCAGCCCGGACCTCTGTTTTAGTAACATAGTCTCTTGGGATTTCTTCTCTGGTTTTGTTAAGTAAAATATCTATACGTTTTATTTCTGCCAAATTTGTTCGTATTAAAAACGCTAATGGTGCATAAACCAAGCTTAATATTATATTCCAAAAAATTAAGCTGTTTATTTCCATTGTTATTGCGCCAAAGGATTGTCATCTTTGTTTTTCAAATCTTTAAGATCATCATACATTGATTCAATTTTTGTATTAATTGCTGCAACATTAGTTTGTAAAATAGTTGTGTCCGGTATTTCAATCGATCCAATCTGTTCTTCTATTGCTACAATCTTTTTTTCAATCTCAGAAAGATCGTCCGAAAGTTGATCTGTTGCAGACATATAATTATTTATTGCAGATTCAAGGTTTTCAATACGATTGACATAGGTTGCACCTGTATAACCAAACCCAGCTAATGTACCAACAATTGAAACCAATCCAATTAATTGTGTTGTCTTGCTTTCAAACCAGTTCATATCATTTCCTCATAGATTAGGTTGTGATTGTATCATGTCTTTTATTGTTGTTAGATTGTTTCCAAACATACTGAAAAAAGCTTGATTGTTGTCTGACATTGAAACGTTGGTATAAATATCTTTAGGCTCATACCAAATACTAGCATTTGGTATATTAACTTGTCTGTAATTATTGAAACCGGGGACATAACCCATTAACGCAACCAATTGTGTAGAATCTGCGTATTCGCCAGTTTCCTGTTGTTCTTGTTCCAGCTCTTCTTGTTGGCCTTGTATATTTTGTGCAATTATTTGTTCGGCAATCGAATCTGCTTCTGATGCAGACATATCAGACATTGCTGTGTTTATTTCCAATTCCATTGACCCAGTTGCATTGCTGCTTGAAGCGCCTTCCGTATTGTTTTGTGCAATTGTTATATTTTGACTCGTTGTTGTATTGGATGAATCATTTGCAGTTGATGTTGCGCTTGTGCTTATATTGGTATTTGTGTTTGATGCATTGTTGTTATTCATCGTGTTTGAGCTATTGCTTCCAGCCATATTATTTGCTGATGCTGCAACA